TCCTTTATTTTTAGTTTTGAATCTAAATTTTTATTTGCATCTTTTAGAACGGCCTCCATACTATCTTGGTACATATAACTTTTCATTTTTAAAAAGAAATCTTTACCCTTTGGTTTCATAACGATTAAAGCTTTTGTACCAATACCAAGATTATCTAAAGACATATCTAATTGATATTTTAAATCTGATTTATTTACCTTTTCATTTACGGATTCTTTCATCATCTTAGCAATCTTCATCAACATATCTTTATCTTTTTTAGATATCATTTTAAGTTGTTTATCTCTTGCTATTTTTTGAAGTGTTTTTTTATAAGATGCTGTAGATTCTTTTTTAGTAGGTAAGTCATCGTGTTTGGTTTTAGCATATTTCTTCACACTACTCTTTTTCATCTTTTTAGCAGTATCTTGAGCATCTTTTGAAAACTTACTAGCGGGTTGTTCACCCTTTTGGATTGACCGAACTATTCCCATAAACTTTTGTTGCTTTTTGGAAACCGATGGCATTATTATCCCCTCATTATAGAGTTGATAATAGACTCAATCTTTGTTTCGGCTTTTGGTTGTTCCACACCTTCATTAACAGGTCTCATGAAAGCACCATGTGTAGATGGATTTGATACGAAATCAAATGCAATAAGTTCAAAGTCAGGTTGAACTTGAACGGTGTCTGCTTCTTGCATTGGTTCTACTGAACCTAATCCTCTTGAAGAGATACCAAGTTTAATACCTGATTTAAATAATTCTTTTAAGATGTTTCCGGCAGGTGTTGATAGAACCTCAACAGTTCCTAACAAGTCATCACCATCCCAATGCATCTCAATGATATTATGTGAAGCATTGTTTAGGTTAACAACAGAACTATCAGGATGGTCTAACTCACCTAATGCTCTTCTCTCACTAACTTGTTCTGATAGATATTTAGATACTTCTTTTAAAAGAACTTCTCTTGGATATACCCTACCATTTTGATTCTTGGATTCTGCTCTTTGTAAAACACCCTTTACGATTAATCGACCATCATTTTCTTTTATAGATTCATCAATTTTATTTCTTGATATATCAAATGGTCTTACATCTACTAATAATTTTTTATTCATTGTTTTATCCTACGTTTCCTGTGTATACAAAAGTTATATCACCAATAGAACCAGCAGCATCTGTTTGTCTCCAAGCAACTGGATTGATATCAAGACGGACAGGACCTCCAGCAGCATTATTTAAAACTGAACCTGTTGTATATGTATCAACACTACCCGATTGATAAGCAAAAGCATATGTTCCATTTACATTAATAATAACATGATTAGGTCTATCTACTATAGTTTCCTTATCTGGAGTTGTTGCCTTGCCATGAGCACTCAAAGGTATTGCCTTTGGTTGTGATTTTAAGTTATTGTTAGGATTTGCTTCATACCTTGACATTTATTTGCCTCCCCAAGAGCTTCGTTTTACCCAAATATCAAAAAGGATATCTGAGACTTCTTTTCTTATTTGTTTTTTAATTTTATCTAAATCTTGCTTTGATACATCTTCATCTATGAACTTGTATCCTGTTTGTTTTTCAATATTTTTCTTTCTTTTCTTTTTCATCTTACCAAAAGCATATGGTGTTTGGTATCCATCAACACTAGCAGTAGTAGTTATTTCCTTTAACTTTTTCTTAAATAACCTACTTGCTAGTTCTTTAACTAAAGAATTAAATTTTGCTGAGTTCTTTGTCAAGTTCATAGTATCTCAAAAGTTGAACAACTGAATTATCATCAGTTTGTTTTGATTCATTTAAACAAAATTTATCAGCACAATTAATTGCTTCTTGTAACTTTATTTTTAAAACCTTATCCTTTACTTTCTTTACTTTGGAATTTAATTTAGTTTTAAGTTTTGGTATTTGAGTTTCTACGAACACAGAAAAGTTGTTTGTATTAGAAATATTACTAATGTATTCTTTAAGAACTTTCTTTTGATGGTCTGAAAGATTAGTATATTTGTTATTGAACTTTTCTAAAAGTGTTTTGTAAGAAAGGATTCTTAAATCTTTATCTTTAAACTCAGCTGGTACATAAGACTTTTCTTTTTTGTGTCCTATTGAAGTTACGTTCTCTACGATAATAAAGTAACTTTCGGTTTTTTCGTCAGCACTCATTTCATTAATCCCTTCAAACAACTTATATGTAGAAGCAAATACTTTATAGTCTGGAAGTTTTGAACTGAAAAGTTGATTTACATCATAGGATTCTTTTATAGCAGCAATCGTGTTATACTTCTCTCTTCGTAAAGCAGCGTTATTTAAAAGTCCTCTTTGTTTAATTACTTCTGATAAGAAAAAATCAGCTTTCTTATCTGATTTAAATTTCTTAGTCATTATTAAACTATATAAAGCCAACTCTTTACCTAACTCTGTATGTTCATTAAATTGTTTTTTAATGATTTTAAGAGCCGGTGACTCCTTCTTTTTGTTTAACACATCTACTGTTACTTGTCTTAATAAGAACTCAAATAGTAGTCCTGTGTTTCTTAATTTACTATGTTTAAATTTGCTCATATAATATTTTCCAAAGTATTTTGATACAATTATTCATATATAAATATAACATAAATTAGATAAAGTAGGTAATTACTCTTTTATTATGTTATCTTCACTCAACAATGATGATTCTTTTTTAGGAAACTTTTCTTTGAGTTGATCTAATATACCTTCCCTAGCCATCACCGTACTGGCCTTTGATGTAGCAAGTGGAGATTTACCCTTAAACTCTCTTTTTCCGTAGGACCTGTCTGTATCTTTTAAACTATCATGTCCATATTTATCTTTCATCGTATCTCTATCTTTAAAAGAATCTTTCTTACTACCACCCCAATCGCCGTTTCTACTTACCGAAAAGTCATCCTCATCATCTTTTGGTTCTACATCTTGTGTAGCAGGATCAACCCCTTCTGCTTCTATCTGTTCAAACCTATATTTTTGTTTTGTATCCTCAACAATACCATCGAACAATACTTTCTTTTTCTCATCCGAAAAATCAAAGATGTTATCGTAAATCCACTCTCTTGAGAATAGTTTTGTTTCCATAGCTTTTTCAGCTGCTTCTATTTGTTGATTTAACAATTCAAGTTTTTCTTGTTCGTGAATCATAGATGGGTTTTGTAGTTCTAAACTAAAGTCAATTAAGTCAGCATCGGTAAATCCTTGTGAATAAAGATGGACAATACCGATTTTAGTTAATTCACTTACAATAATCTTTTGTAATCTTTCTATTGTTCTAGCAAAACGGACATCCTCAGCAGCCAATGTAGCTTTACCACCACTTAGACCTTCTTCATATCCTAAGAAAGCTTTTGGTATTCTTAAACTAGCCATTAACTTGTTTCTTAGATACTCAATATCTTCTATTTGGTCGTTGTTAGAAAGACCTTGTAGTGTATCTATCTGTGTTCCACTATCTCCACCACGAACTGGTAAGAAAAAATCTTCGGTAACAGATTCTACATTATATTTTAAGTTATAATCACCTGTATTTTGGTCGATAACAGGAGTCTTCTTCATCTTGTTGATGATTTTTTGCATAAACTGTTCAACTTCTCTTGGTGGTATGTTTCCAACATCAATCTTAAACACCCTTTTCTCAGGTGCTCTCATGATTCTGTGAATCAACATAGCATCTTCCATAAGAGTTAATTGTTTATAAATCTTTCTTCCGTTTTCCAATAAAGAACGACCATATGGTAAAAAGTTTGTGTCGGATAATACACGGAAGTGAGCTATCTCATAGTTTTCTTTTATTTCTTTTTTATCTTCGTTTATCTCAAACTGAATAAGTTGTGGGTTTTCTAAATCATGATCTTCTAATCTTGTAATATCATAAGCAGAAATAGGTTTTACATTTACAACTCCGTACTTATCAACAATATCTAATTGAAGATAGAAGTCTCCATACTTAGTCATATTACGAATCCAACTCCACAAGTTAAATTCGATATTTATAACATCATAAAATAAGTTATGTAAAATCTTTTGAACTTGATTGTTTTCACTTTTACTTTAAGTATTTCACCCTCAATATTATCAACGGTTGATTCATCAGAATAAATGTCAAGAGCAGAAGCAATAATCGGGTCTTGATCCATTAACTCGTAATCTTTGAATAAATCATGTTTTCTTATCTCATAAGCAGCTCTTCTATTTTGAGCTGTTGCATATGGATTTGTATAAGTATTTTGCATCATCCGACTATATCGGTCAACAAAATTTGTTGTCAAACTTGTTTGTGAATAATCTAAATCTTTTACTACTAATCTATTATCATCAGCCTTTCTGATGATAACATTAGATTGAAATAATCTACCAAGTCGTGTAAATAAATTGTCTGCCATGTTTTACCCCAATAGCCAAGATAAGTCTTCTTCTTCGCCGTTATTAAGTTTTATTTTATATGGATTATCTTTTGGAACATTGTTTGATGTCATTACTGCTGAGTTTCCATTTAAACTTCCAATAGAACTTACCAAACTACTTTGAAATTCGTTTCTTTCTGATTGAATACGAATCGCAGTATCCCTAATCCATAATAAAATAGAATACGACATAACGAGGTCATCGTTATATCCATCTAATGCTTCAGTTTTACTATTCTTATATATAAATACAAAAAGTTCATCAATTAAACGAGTTGATTTTATTTTTACCATCTTTTCTCGTGTATATTCTTCCATCTTAGCGATAATTAATGGTTTAGACTTCATAGTTGTTGTGAAACCTGGTATCTTGTTTCTATCTATTTGTCTATATCTGTTTGTATGTTGAACATCTTCATCTACAATAAGATGATTTTTTTCTTGATAAAAAAGATTTTCATATCCTCTATCAATAATTGTTTGTAATGTAGCCCAACCTATGTTATTGTTTTCAACAACAAGTAGGGCATCATTGTATTTTGTAGCTAACTCAATTAAAAAGTTTCCAAACTCGGTTGTTCCTAACTGACCTTTGTATTCTGCTACCTGTTCCATCTCTTCTATATCAAATACTTGAGCAGTGCTGTAATCAGTTCCATCTCCTCGAGCAACATCAGCACTAACCAAGTATTTTTTAGCATAATCTGGATATCCCCATATCCATAAGTTTCTATCAAACCCACTCTTCTCATTTGGCTCACAACACATATTATCTTTATACCAACCCAAGATAAGAGGATCAACAACTGAACGACCAGAACTTAAAAAGTCAGCATCACATTCTTGAGCAGCTTTACTAGGTCCTAATATCTTATTTTGTTCATCTCTCCAACTCTGGTCTCTTTCAGGATGTTGTGACCAATGAAGTTTAATTGTATTAAATTTATTTGTTCCATCTTTAGCATCCATCCAAGTCTTGTGAAACCAATTACCCACACCATTAGGTGTTGATATACCGATACAACGACCACCGGTAGCTAATGTCTGTTGAGCGGCAGTCCATATAATATCAATCTTGTCAATGAAAGCAGCCTCATCAAGTATTAGTAGGGATAGAGCTTCAGAACGACCAGCAGACTCATTAGAAGCAATAGCTTTTATCTGTGAACCATTCTTAAATATAAGTGAAAGTTTGTTGTTTTCCACAATAGCAGTTTTCAACCAATTAGGTAAACCTTCATACATAATACGAACTTTAGTTACCAAGTTTTTTGCTGTATC